GAATTGGCACACAGTATTATATAGATGCAAACTTGTTAATATCTATTGATTTAATGGAAAATTTAATCAGTATTAGCAGCTATGGTAGTGGTGTTGACAATGTCAGAATGATTATTGAAGACTTTGTGACTAATTTTTATAATAGTGCACAATTTTAGTTAGCTATATAGTACAAAATCTTTTATATTTATTAAATTTGTGACAAGCTTAAGTCAGTTATTTTCATAACTTAGTTCTTTAATTTTTGCTAATATGTTGTACCAGCTTCCTAATGGTAAATGTATTGAGCTGAAAGTAGAACAATATACAGGAATGTCTGATGCAGAATGGGCTAGAATGCTAAAAGAATTAGAAGCTGCCAATTGGGGCGAAGAAGTTAATGATCCTTTTGCAATTAGTGTTTTGTATTATGGGCCATCAAAAAACAACAGAGATGACGATGATGAAGATGATGATTATTACATAGTAGAAAACGAACCAGACTTGACAGACATAAGTGATATAGATAAACTAACTGACAGTGATTTCATTGACATTGACAATATAGAAATCTAAGCTTGCTAGATAGAAAAAGTATGCAAGTAAAATTAAAGAAATGCGCAAATTGTAATCTGGATAAGGTTATATGGAAAAACCATGAAGGAAAAAAAATACTGCAAAGACTGCTGGTATTCTGATCAAACAATAAAAACTCCTTCAAATAAGCGCCCAATCAAACCAAAATCAGACAAAAAAAAGACGTTCTTGATGTGTTATACAGCAAGATGCGTAAAGAGTTCTTAAATGAACCTGAAAATTCTACATGTAGAGCTAAATTGCCTGGATGCATGGGGCAGTTTAAAGAAAATTTGACAGTGCATCATACAAAAGGTAGAGGTTTATATTATTTAGATAAGACAACATGGATACCTTTGTGCTTATCTTGCCATGAATGGGTAGAGACTCATCCACAAGAAGCAAGAGAAATGAATTTATCACAATCAAAATTAACGTGAAATGAAAAAGTTTATTGGCTATTTTATTATTGGGGCATCAACAAAGAAAGATGCTCATAATGAGAGAGGATTATTGTTATGGTCGACAAAAAACCAAATGCAATTGTCAGATTTTTTAATAGAGTACTTTTAAACATTAGATGGGTTGACAAAGTAAAAGTTCTTGAAGAAAAAGGACCTAGATAAAACAATGAAAACAACACCCAAATGTATAAAGTTGTTCCTAAAAGAGATAATAAGTATGAAAAACCGCATTATAATCCAAGAAGAAGCCCTAAAAGCAATAGAGGGCAAGCGTAAAGCAGGTTTAGGAATATCAATGGGTGTAGGTAAAACCCTGATAGGTTTAAGATATTTAGATAGTTTGCATCTTGCATGCATGTTTAAAAAATATCTTATAGTTGCTCCAAAAGTTAGCATCTATGATAGTTGGAAAGATGAGTGTGTCAAACATGGTTATACTCATTTGCTACCTCATCTTGAATTTACAACATACAGATCACTTGATAAAGCAAGTAGAGATTATGATGTTGTTATTCTTGACGAGTGTCATAGTCTTAAATTTAGTCATGATTATTGGCTTGCAACTTTTTCTGGTAAAGTATTAGGTCTTACTGGTACACCACCAAGATACAAGACTTCTGAGAAAGGTCGCATGGTTGGAACACATTGTCCAATTCAGTATACCTATATCATGGACAGTGCAGTAGACGATGAAATTTTAAATGATTATAAAATTGTTGTGCATGTATTGCCATTGAGTTCTGAAAGAAACTTACCTGTAAAGAAAAAAGATGGCTCATACTTCATGAATAGTGAACAAAAAGCATATGCATATTGGTCAGATCAGTTAAGAAAAATTATGTCTCCTAAAGAAACGCAAATCAAACGCATTATGCGCATGAAAGCATTGATGGGATTTCCTACAAAGGAAAAGTATGCCAAAGAGTTACTAAATATGATACATGATAAATGTATTGTATTCTGTAATACAACTGAACAAGCTGACTGGATATGTGAAGATAGTTATCACAGTAAAAATCCTGATAGTGATTATAATTTAGATAATTTCAAAACAGGAGAGATAACAAAGTTGTCTTGTGTTCAACAACTAAATGAAGGTGTAAATATTCCAAACTTAAAAGCTGGTATTATATTACACTCATATAGCAATGAGCGTCAAAGCAGTCAACGCATTGGTCGTTTGCTAAGATTAAATCCAAAAGATAAATCAACAATACATATTCTTGCATATAAGGATACTGTTGATATGGATTGGGTTGCTGAAGCATTAAAAGATATTGATTCTGATAAAATTGTTTATACAGAATCAGTACTTAATGTATAATAAAACCATCATTAACATACTAAATTGCACTTTATGCATAATATAACCATCAAAGTTATTATTAAAGGTGATGAGATAATCCCTGCGTCTAAAGAAGATGCAGGGAAACTCAAACTATTTAATATGGGTACTGTAAAAGGACAAGAGATAGAAGCGTATCTTACTGTTCTTAATAATGACGAAAAAACAGCAGGGCAACTTGCTAAAGCACATGCCTTAATTAGAGAAATAGCAAACTCTACAGGACATACAATTGATGAGATAAAAGTGATTATAAAAGAAAGAGCAGGTCTTTATGACCCTACTACAATTGGTTCTACATCATCAGCTTTTAAAAGTTTTGCAAATTGCAATAAACAAGAGATGTCAAAAGCAATAGAAGAATGCATAGCATTAGGACATGATTTAGGAATTTATCTTTATTGATCAGATTCCTTAGCCTTTTTTGCAGCTTCTTCGCGTTCTTGTTCTTCTTGTTTAATCATGCGTTCTTCAGCAGATGCCATGGCTTTTTTAAGTTCACCAATAGTCATCTTTTCAATTTGATTATCTGCATGAGCTGTTTTTTCAAACTCTTTACAAAGAATTAAAAGAGTTTCATAGTGAAAAATCCAAGGTTGCTTGATGTTACGAGATGCAATTTCTTTGTGAGAATCTTGAACCTGGGTAACTGATTTACCTTCAAGTAAAAATGCAATTACGTTTTGAATTCTTTTGTAGTACCCTGTACTCATTTTGATTGAAACTACTGCATCTTCTTTAATCACATCAACGATTTCACTATCATCGCCTGATGGAACAAATGATTTTACGATTTCTTCTGCCATAATGTTTATTTATTAGTAACCAAAATTATGAAAAATTTTACACCTGGTCAAATTAAACTTGACCCAAAAGAAATTGCTGATAAAATGCACAGCATGCTCAAGTCATATGACACTGACAAAAATAATGGATGGAACAATCTATTAAAAGGATTCTTAGTATCTGAGGATTTTGTTACTATAATCAAGACTCTTGAAGATCTTGTAAATGATGAAAAGCGTTTTACGCCTCCCCTTAAAATGGTATTTAGAGCTTTTTCTGAATGTCCTTTTGACAAATTAAAAGTTGTTGTAGTTGGTCAAGATCCATATCCACAACTTGGTGTTGCAGATGGTATTGCTTTTAGTTGTGGTAATACAGGAAAGAAAGAAGCATCACTTAGATACATACATGGTGCAATAGCAAAAACTGTGTATAATGATGGTGATCCAAAAGATTTGAATCCTGATTTATCAGATTGGAGCAAACAGGGTATTCTAATGTTAAATACTTCTCTTACTACTGAAGTGGGAAAGATTGGTAAACACTTTGACATATGGGATCCTTTTGTAAAATATCTCATTGATATGTTAAATTCTTACTCTGTAAATGCTAAAAAACCAATTATATGGGTTTTACTTGGCAAAAAAAGCACAAGAATTAGAAGATTTGCTTGATGATTCACAAATTGTCCTTAAAGCAAGTCATCCTGCTTCTGCTGCGTATGCACGTGAAAAACTATGGGATTGCAATGATGTGTTTAACAAGGTAAACAATGAGTTAGAAGCATTAGGTTCTACTAAAATCTTATGGTAGTTTCATATTTTTTTATTATATTTGTTTATCAAAAAATTACTTTATGCACAATAAATCTGAGACTGTCTCAACAGTATCTCATGCGCCATCATCTTATATCAAACCATGGCGAAAATACAGTGAGATTCTTGAAGAAAGCCTTTTATATGTAGCAAAACGTGCAAGAAAAGAGATTAAATCTCTTAAAACTTCATGGGAAGGTTTCAATAGCATTGGTCTTAATGGTATTGAGTGGCAATCCTTGTATGTTTTAGCTGCGCGACCAGGTGTTGGTAAAACACTTGTAGCAGCTACATTAACAAGGTCTTTACAAGAAATGAATAAAGACCAGGACTTTATGGTTTTACATTTTCAATTTGAAATGCTTGGCAGAAACATGGGTATACGTGAGTTATCTGCCTCTAACAATTTAGACATTCGTTACTTACAATCTGCAGAAGATGATGGTATGCCACCATTATCTAAAACAGATTATGAAAAATTAAGTAACTATGTTGGCAAACAAAAAGGACGTAAAGAATTTGTGATAGATAGGTCTATGTCTGTAATAGATATGGCCAATGCTATAAAAATGTTTTACGCAGAGTATAAAAAACCTTTTGTGGTTACGCTGGACCACACACTGCTGGTTCGCCAGTCAGCTTCAGAAACCAGTAAACAAGTTACATTGCAAAATCTTGCCACAATGCTAACTGAGATGAAGAATAAACTTCCTGTGACTTTTATTATTCTTACTCAGCTAAACAGAGAGATTGACAATGCTGAAAGACAAAAGCCAGGTAAGTTGGAGAATTTTCCAACAGAAGCAGATGTCTTTGGAAGCGATTATCTCTTACAGTGCGCGGACGTAATGGTTGCATATAATAGGCCAGCCAAGTATAACATAAGCAGGTATGGGCCTCAAAAGTACATCATTGGTCCTAGTGACAAATATTTACTTGCGATGCATGTTTTGAAGAATAGATTTGGAGAAACAAGTATTCAATGGTATAAGGCAGACTATGCAAAAATGGAAGTTGTTGAGGCGTATGAACCTGATAAAGAACCATTTACAGCGAAAAGTAAGTAATAATTTAAATTTTAACAAATGAGTAGTACGTTTAGAGCTACAACAGAGCCTGAAAAGAAGAAGCACATTAAGGAGATTACCAATGAGTATCTACCTTTTTGGCAGAATCTTTTCAACCATATGGGCATCTCCAGTCCAAAGTTTGGTTCAAAGCTTTGTTACATGGGCAAAGAGTTTGGAGATGAAAGAGTAGAATGTGTACGTTTTTGGTCAAGTGAATTATCATGTGGTCAAGATTTTTACATTGAAATGTTTGATTGGGATCAAGAACATTATGATCGCAAAAACAGAAAATTGTATAGATTGGTGAACAATCCTAATTGGAAACTTAATCCAGCAAAGTATGTAGAAGTAGAAACATCTGGTGATGGAAAAACATCTATTACGTATGCTGTTAGATTGACTGATTTAGAACTTGTAAATAGTACACCAGTTACTGCAGCTTATGCAGAAGTAGTAACATTACCAGAAGAATCTGAAGAAGATTTATTTGTTGGTATGTTTTCTGAGAAAGAAGACAGCCATTATAGCGCAATGACTATGCGTGATCACTACTGCATACAGCACAATGTGCCCATGTCAAATAAAGAATGGTTAAATGATTTAATTAAAAAAGGAATAGAATGGCAGAGAAAAACGCAGAAGTAAAACCAGGAGGGTTTGTACTTCCAATGCAAAAAGTAAAAGCTGAAATCAAGAGTCCAAAGAATCTTGTAATTTTCAGTAAACCTAAAGTAGGTAAAACTACTTTGTTATCTGCATTAGATAACTGTCTTATTCTTGATCTTGAAGATGGTACTGATTATGTTGATGCAATTAAACTTAAAGCAAAATCCATTTCTGATATTGTTACTATTGGTAACATGATTACAGAAGCAGGTAAGCCTTATAAGTATATTGCTGTAGATACAATCACTGCTTTAGAAACAATGTGTGTACCATACGCAGAAGAGTTATACTCTAAAAGTCTTATGGGTAAAGATTGGTTTACAAAGCATAAACCTAACTATGGTAGTATTTTGAATATGCCAAATGGTGCAGGTTATCCATGGTTACGTCAAGCTTTTGAAAAAGTTCTTAACTATGTAAAAACTCTAGCTCCTCATGTGATATTTGTAGGTCACATCAAGGATACATTGTTGGAGAAAAATGGTTCAGAATTTAATTCACTTGATCTTGATTTGACAGGTAAATTGAAACGTATAACAACGTCAAACTCAGACGCTATAGGTTATATCTATAGAAAAGGCAAAAAGAATATCTTGAGTTTTATGACAACTGACGAAATTGCTTGTGGCGCAAGACCTGAGCATTTGAGAAATCAAGAAATTGTTATCTCTGAACCAGCAGAAGATGGCAAAGGTATTATTACACACTGGGATAAAGTTTATATTGATTAATTTAAAAAGTAAAAGTTATGTTTAAGTCTAGTAATTTTAAAGAAAAAATAGGTAGTGGTATTCCAAAAATCTTACCTCCAGGTACGCATTATTGCAGAATTGTTGATGTTACATTGGATGCTCCTGCATATAATAAAGAAGCATATTTTGTAACACTTCGCTTAGAAGGTGTTGACCAAGGTGAAGAATTTGAAGGATTAGATATCAATAGAAACAATCCAAGTCAAGGTAAATTTAGAGGTCAAATTGGTAACGTAAAGTCTGGTGACTGGCCATTTAGCACTTATACATATGAAGGTAAAGTTATCCAAAGAGATAACCAAATCTACAACTGGATTAACAATGTTGCTAAACAGATGGGTATTCTACACAAAATGAATGAAAAAGGTGTAGAAGGTGATACTATTGAGGACTATGTAATGGAAGTTAGAAAGTTCTTAATTGATCCAGAACTATGGGGTTATTTTACAATTGCAGGTTCTGAGTATTTTAATGAAGGATATTCTAATCCAAATTACAGATTGTTCTTCCCTAAAGCTCAACCTCGCAAGAATCTATATCCATTCTCTGCATTGGAAAATGATGATAGAAAACCTCTTAATTTTATTGAGTTTGATGAAGCAGTACACATCATTGCTGCAAAAGAAAAACCAGAAGATAAAGAGCCAATTCAATCATTTGAGCCAACTGAATCAAAACCAACATCTTTAGCAGATGACTTTCCTACACCTGCAGAAAGTGCAGCGAACAGCGACCTAGAGTTGCCATGGGATAATGAC